CGCTTCTTCAGCCGCGGGTGGTGGTTCTTCAGCCGCGGGTGGTGGTTCTTCAGCCGCGGGCGGTGGTTCTACTTTTTTCTTTGGTCTTCCTGGTTTTTTCTTGGGTGTTGATGGTTTTTTCTTTGGGTCTGGAGTGGTTTCTGCGGCGGTGGCAGCGGCGGCTTTTTCTTGTTTGAGTGTTTCGTATCTATTCATCCAATCTTCTGCTTTTGATTTGAGGTCGTTAATTTCTTTATCTTTGATGACGATTTTATCGCTGTATGTTTTAGTGACGACTTCGATTTCTCCCGAAATTTCCTGTTTTTTTTTGGTTAAATTATCTAAAGCGGCGTCTTTGTCGGTTACGGTTTGTTTTAGTTCTGAGACGTTGGTTTCTAATTCTGCGATTTTGGACTTTAGTTCGGCAGTCAAAGTTTCCGTAGCAACCTTATTTTTTGCCTCTATTTCAGCGATTTTAGAAGCTCTTTTGGCGTTTTCTTGGCTGATGGCGTCGTTGTGTTCTGCTGTCATTTTATCTATTTCGACTCTAAGTTTAGCAATTTGCTCAGTTTTTCCTTTTAATTCCGCGTCCATGCTATTTTTAACAACTAAAGCGTCGTCTATGTAAACGAGTTCGGGAGGAGGTTTATGACGAGGGGGCTTATAACTTCTGAGAACCATTATGTATTATTAATACAATACATATTTATTTTTAAAAATATTGGACAATGACCTTAAAAGGTTGTTTTTGTTTATTTTTTGTATTTTTTGTATTTTTTGTATTTTTTTGTATTTTTTTGTATTTTAGAACTTATTATTTACTAGTCGGAATCGCTTTCGCAATCTGAACCCCAACTCCTTTTCTTCATCGCAATTTTTACATTTGCCTTTTCTTCCTTTTTTGTCGGTTTCACGGGTTCAGGTTCTTTGAGTTCCTTGAACGCCTTCTCCTTTTTCTTGAGTTGATACGTGTCCAACTCGGCGGGATCGGGCTGTTTAAACCCTGTGACTTCTTTGCCGTAGGTGTCCTTGGACCACATCTCTTCTTGCGTTTGTTGCGTTTGTTCGTTCATGCTCTTCAAATTGTAGTTTACTTACCTTAAAAGGTGTTTCTTTGTCTCTTTTTATGTTTTTGTTTTTTTTTGTGTTTTTTGCGTTTCTTTATGCCGTGTGGTTTCACATTTGCACGATTTCCTGACCGAAGATGTCATCCAGGAAAACCCTTATCTCGTCGAGACCTTCTTCGTTGATACCGAGCCTGTACGCTCTCGAACGAATCAACTCGGGCGGCTCTGGCAAAGGGTTCTCCCACGCGAATATCTGCAGCGGGTCGGGTGTAACCGGCAGCGGGTGGTCGTTTTCGGGGTTGGTTTGCCCGAGAAACTCCCAGAATCTGTTAATCACGGCAAGATCTTGACTGTCTTCGCCCAGTTGATCTACGAGCCACGGGTATTCGTTCGGGTCTTCCAGTATAATGCCGAAGGCTTCTGGGTCAATCTGTTCTGTGCGGAACAGGGTGCGTGTGTTGGATGTGATAGGGAAGGGGCCTCGGTCGCTGAAGTGCCAGTCGAGCTCGGCTTGGGTCATGTTTGCGAGGAGTGCGGTCTGCATTGTGTGTGTGCGTGTTTATCGTTGATGTTGTGTATGTATCTGGTAGATTACGGTCGTCGACTTTTAAAGTATATTACAATAGTCTTTTTTATTGAAGACGCAATAAAAGACCGTTGTATTGTACCGTAAAAAAAGAGAGCGACTATCGAGAAAATACATACACATACAGCATGGAGAACACCAAGATTACGCAAGAGTGGCTTAACAAGCAAACTTACGAGACATTGGCTGACATAGTCGAGATGCTCTACTGTACGCACACGATCGACATCCCCGAGTGGTCGGAGATGACGGCCGAAAAGATAAAGACCCGTTGCGAAGAGTGGGGCGTGCAAGAAGGCGACAACGTCTACCACAGTCGTAACAGGCTCCGTAATGTAAGCAAGGATGCCACTACAGATGAATACCAAAGTGAAAGCGAAGACAGTGAAGTGAGTGAAAGTGAAACGGACGAGGATATGCCTGAGTTGATTCCGATTAACCGTGTGGTTAGCCGTAAGGCGTAAAAAAAAATAAACCAGAAAAAATAGAAAACCATAAAAATACCTCTTTTGAGGCACGTAAACACGTAAAAATACTTACAATACGCAAAACAAACAGATATGCATTATTTGCTTAAGATGATGAATAAGACTCAGGAAGAATACGACAACGCTCTGGAAAAACACAGACAACTGCTTATTACGTCCTTTGTATTAAAGAGGGTGGCGAATCGGAAGCGGGACGTTATGCACGCTGAATTTGCTGTAAAAGCGGTTCCGTTGCTTAAGAATATAGCCAGAAAGAGGAAGAAGTTGGGGGCGCTTAAGAAGATGTACGAATTAACGGATAACGAGCTTCTGAGTTCAAAGTTGCCGTACGCCATAATATTTAAAATAGCAAAATTCGTTCCAGAGAAGATTGAGCTAAAATAAAAGTAAAAAAAGTAAAAACTTAAAAAACTTAAAAAATAAGACCTTTTTTAACTACGTAAAAAAGAAATATGGAACATACCCCCGAAAATCCAGTCGAAAAATTAACGGAATGTAATATATGTTTTAATACCATTGACATCGACAATTTAGCGATATGCGGGAATAAAAAATGCTCGTTTAAAATGTGCTCGCAATGTATAAGATCATACAAGCAGTTTGATAATAAGAATTGTCCACAATGCAGATTGCCGATAACAACTCGGCAGTTTTCCCATATTACACCAAAAAAAATAGAGCCTAATGTTGCGCCAATTTCAGATAGAGAATGTTTCATTAAACGCGGTTGCGACGCAGGGCGAAGGAGGTGTGACGCGTATGTAAGCAATAGAGAATATTGCAGCCAACCAAATAAAAATATATTTAAGTGCGTGACGGGTGCGGCATTTGTAATATGCGTTCCGAAAATATTGGGTTATTATTTATGCAAAGGTTGCGTGGTAGATAATGTAAGCGTAATTGACGCGTGGAGAAGTTGCGAAGGTGTTAATGACATTTGCCAGCCGTTAGCTGGTGCAGCAGCGCTTGGAATGTCTTGGGGTATAGGGTATACTTGCTTTGAAGTGATTAAAAATAGAGGGCAAGTTATGCAAAGATAATAAGATATTGAATGTTCTTTCGGAAATGGTGTATCTTTTATGACCATTTGTAAAGGTGGAATTTTTTGCCGTCTGCTTTAACGTATAATCCGTATTTATCGTCTTTAACTTGTTTAACGCCAAAACGCGTTTTAAGGTAAATACCGCGTTTATCCCCCGTTTTCTTGACATCAAACACGAACTCTCTGTAAGGTTCGAACACTTTAGCCAACTTACCGAATTGCGTCGACGTCGCGGGCGGCGGCGGTTCCGAACTAGTCAATTGCACGAGACCTTGGCCAACGCTGGTTAGTAACTGATCTACGTGATTTTCGAAGTTTGTGGAGCTCAATAAAGCGGTGGGTAGTGTAAAATTGCTTGTTCCATTGGAAGAATTGAGATTGATGTATCGCTCTCTTAGATCGGGAAATTCCTCTAGCATGCTTTCAATTTCGGATACAATAAGTGTTTCAAAATGAACCAGACGTTCTCTTGGGCCGTCGTTTACAAGAAGATTTTCTAGCCATATTAAGCCGGGTTTTTGAACTAAAGTGATATAAATGTAGTGGAGTCGAGTTTCTAATTCGTCGGTGAGTTCTGTGTTATTTATAGCCCACGTATCTACTATTCTCTTACATATAGTAGCTCGAGCTCTTGGACTTATGTCTAGAGAATTAAATATGGAAAGAAAGGTTAGTTGGTTTGCAGTCCATTCTATTAATTCGCTTTTTTGGGTTGGTACTTGTAAGATTTCGATCTGTCTCGGATCAACGTTTATGTTTGTTTGCGCGTAATAACACATTGTATATACAAGTCCCGAAATAAACATAGCGTTGTTCACGGTTATTCCTTTTAATATTAATTTCCACGGGATATTTGTGAATACGGTTTTTAAGAAAGATAAGCTCAATCTGGAAATATTATATAGGGTCCGCGAAGTCATTTTTGATGACGCTAAAGAATTCTGAAGCGTGGGTCCCCTGCTGAAAAGACTTATAATGGTAGTTACGACTACCGGTAAATTTATAGCAACTTTAGCGGATAAAGCAGTGGAAAATACTGTAAGAACGCTAGTTTTAATGGTTGTAATTAAGGACCTATTGTAATCTTGAGTCTCTCGCAATAGTCGAACTCTTAAGTTAAACAAATTGGTGGTCCTTTGCAAATTGATATTGTCTGCGTCTTCGATATAAAGCTGCCTTAGCTCTAAATCTAAGAAATAAAATCCGTTCCCACCTTGAGTTCTGTATTTCAAGAAATACAAGGGTTCTGACAAACCAGCAAGAGTTTGATGGGTGATTTCAGGGTTCGCAACTTCTTTTCTCATATAATCATTCCAGTTTTTAATATAAGTTTGAACTACGGTATCTTGATCGGCAAAATATCTTCGGTCAATCACTCCGCGCGGAACTTCACTCGGAAGTACTGTATTATCAAAATCAATAAATTCACCCGGCTCCATACCCGAAATGCGACTCAGTTCTATAATTTTTTCCAATATAGAACTGGCAATCTTGTAAACTCCCATCCACAGTTGTTTAATATTATCTGGAACACTGTTCCACGCCTGTCGTCCAGGCTCGCCCGCCGCAGAGGAGGTTATCCGGCGCCCTTCCTCGTCTACGTCTGTCACTGCCATTATGTCATCCATCAAACTCAACTGTCTAAAAATAATAAAAGCAGCGTGTCTTAGAGTTGTTGGAGACGTATCTTGTACAGTAGTAGTAGAAGGAAGCCTTTTTAAAAGTCCAGATGATTCTGGTTCGTATAAGTTTCCTTTGGCGTCGTATCCCCTATTCGATTCGGCAAGATCTCTATGTACGTAGAAAAGTCCGGAGAGAGCAAGATTAATTTGGGCGATGCAGCCTCTCAAGGTGAGATTATAAATATAAGTCCTGTCTGTCGTGCAGTATTCTTGATAAACTTGAGAAGCCAGTATGTTAACGGCAAAGTGGTTTACGAGTCTTAAAATTTCCTTTACTTTTAAGACGCGTCTTCTTACGTATTCAAGCACTTGAAGCTTGAACCATTCGTGAACGAATGCTTTTCTAGTCTCCGGGGTGAAAGTGGCAGGTTCCGAAGGTTTATTGAATTGTCTGTTATTTTCAAGCCATTTTCTCAATTTGGCGTAAATGTACGGCAAGTGATGGGCCATTTCTAATTTCATCGACTCTTCTAGCATATATTCGTAATGTGCTCTTTCTTGTATAACCGATTCCCTAGTAACTACGGTTACATCGCTACTAGCATCTCCGGTAGTTCTGCTAGCAAACGTGTCCGTAAAAATTTCTTGCATTCTTATATTTGCCGTGTTTAGATATCCCATAGTGACAGACGCAATTTCGTCGGGTCCTCTCATAAAAAATGCAGTGGCATTTCTGCTAAATGATTGAAGCCCTTGTTCGTTTTGTTGGACGGGGACGCGTGCTGGTTGAGTGCGTGCCTGGATTCGAAATTCGTCGTAGTGCGTTCTTATACTGTTTAAAAAGGTAGAAATATCTCTTCTAATCGTGTTGGCTACTGCGGCGTCTAAAGGTGTTCCCTCTACGAAGGCTTGGTGTTTTTGCGTCAAAAACCACAATGCAATATAACGATGCAGAATTTTGTTTGTTGAATCTTCTAATGAAGCTAAAGAGGAAAGAGAGCTTGCACTGCTAATATCTGACATCGATACGCTTCCTTGAGCTGGTTCGTCGTATCCTCCAACTTCAGTCTCCATATCGGAGGGGTACCCCTCCTGTTCAGTAGTGCTACCGAAGCGTGAGCCGCCGCTTTTAATTTGAAATGCTCCGTATTCGATTGAATTTTCTACGACCTTATTCATGAATCCCTGAATAACGCTTCTTTGGCTCGATAAAGCGAAGTAGCCTCGTTTTTTTCGACGACCGTACGTGTCTCCGTAACTTGGTATAAACGAGTCGGGCGGTATTTCTCCCTTCCAAGCTAAATCTTGGGAGAAAGATTTTAGGTCGTCGGCTGCTAAGGTCCAGTGATCGAGACTTCTAAACCATTGCCCATTGAATTCGGCGGGATCGGGTTGTTTAAACCCTGCGACTTCTTTGCCGTAGGTGTCCTTGGACCACATCACTTCTTGCGTTTGGTGGGTTTGTTCGTTCGTGTTTTCTCTGGTGTTGAATCCGGCGCGTAAAATTAGCTGATCTAGTACGCTTATTTGTTGTATTGGGTTAGACTCATCTGTTTTGCTTACGGCGTTTTGTCCTAATATGGTTTTTGCTGATTTTCTTGGGTCGGAAAGTTCGGAGTTGAATATGGAATTGGTTCGTATAGAGCTTATTCCGTCTAAAATGGGTTTCGGGATTTGTTTTTTCAACCTATTGAATTTGCGGTAACGTGCCTGTATTAAGATGGCTGCTTTTTCTGTGGCAGATTGACTTCCAAATTTTAGTTTATTTTTGATTCTTTTTTTTTGCATTTAATAAAGTTAAATATTTTTTTTATTGAAATAGTCTTACTTTGGATGTTTTTAAACGCATCCTAACTAAGAATATTATTCTTTGAACATTAACGGAAAGGGGTTGTGATTGTATCTTCTTTTATTTTGGATGCTTTCATTTGTAATGGGATCTTTTATTTCTGGGATGATGTTGGTTAGAGTTCTGTAATGATGAATGATCGCGGTGGGCTTTTCGGAATCTTTAAAAAATTTTGAAATAGTACCGTCAGCGTAGATATTTCTTATGTTGAGAGCCCCGATATTGACTTGAATTGCGAGCAATACAAGAATTATATTTTGCCCCAAATTGCTGCCTCTAACGCAAAGCTCGCCCGCAACGGGATCGTATGAAATACCAGCGGAAATACTTAAAATATCATTTATTTTGAGGTAATTCAGCCTATATTTTACATAGCTATAAAAAAAATCCACGCGAGGCGTCGGACATTCCACGGCAATGCTTTGATCTCGCAATACGTGTTTGCTAAAAATATTGCGCATCCCAAACAGCTTATCGGCGGGAGATTTATACCAGGTAATAAACCCTGAAGCGCAAGTGTTAATTTCGTCTGGTTTTCCTAGCACTTTTGAAACAAATGCAAAGTAATTCCACGCTTCCTTATAAATCCAGAATTGTGTAGTAGATATATCTTTCTGGACTCCAGATAAAACGTTGGGTGCAGGCGTTTGGGTGTAGATAGGGGTAGGAGTGGGCGTTTGGGTGTAGATAGGGGTAGGAGTGGGTGTTTGGGTAAAATTTACGAAAGGCGTGGAAATATTTGGAGCGGGGGTTATTGTTACTTTTTGGTGAGCGTGCCTGTGGGTGTGAGGGTGGGCGTGAGATCTCATTGATGTAGTGGGGTATAAACTAGCGTAAGATGTTTTATATGTTGCCATTTATCATATAGTAAAGAAAAGAATTTGTGTATTAAACGCTCTTATGAAATTCCCATTTTAAGTCTTCGCAAATGCCTTTCCATATTTTGTCTTGAATGTAATTTTTTTCTCTGGATTTGAGGAGGGGGAAATACTGGATCAATTCGAGTTCGCCCAATATTCTGCACATTTTGTTCAGAGTGTAGCTGTAGCTGAGGAAGTTTTTTCGTTCGGGGGCGACGATTTTAACCCATTTAGCGAAGGGTTCTTGTATTTCTCTGAACATATCTATTAAACGGCCTTCGAGTTCTCGGGACAGACTTGGCGGTTTTCTGCCGGTTATTTTTTGGGTGATGGTTGGTATGTGTTCGTAGTACTTATTGAATCTGAGTTTTTTGAGAATAGCGCGTAATTTGGAAGCGGTGACGTCTTGAGAGTTGGTAATTCTCTGTTTTTGCAGTTCCATAAGAATGTTGTTGAACACGACATCTGGTATTTCGGTCGTTTCTTTGGCCTGGAGTTGAGCTAACCACTCTTTAAAATGGTTAATTCTCTTGTATGCATAAGGGGAAATGATTTGAACGCCTTCCCTGAATTCTGGATTGAGTCGGTCGTCTTGATAATTAATGGAGAGCCCGCACTCTGGGCATATTGCGCTTGCTGTGCTTGGTTCTACTACCATTTCTATCTCAACGCATTGTTTGCAGAAAGGTATTTGTTTTTTACAGGGATCTTTAATGATTATTTTCTCGGTATCGTCGTCGGAATCGAGTAGCATTTGGTCGTTGAAGCAGATGGACATATAGGCGGTGTATTTGTTTCCGGCGCTGTTGGAGCAAGTTTTTGTAAAGTAGCTCGTATCGGGTTTGTTTGTTTTATTAAGTTTAGTGTCTAATTCGTATTGAACGAATTTGGCAAATTTTAATTGGTAGTCGATTAGTTCTTTGTCGGATTCTATGTCGTGTATTTTTTGTTTTAGGGTTTCTATTTCTTCTGATTGGCACATAGAGCGTTGATCTGTTTCCAATAGTCGTGAGAGTTCTACCCTAAGCATCGGGATAGAATCTTTCTGTTTCTTTAATTTCTTAAAGAAGTTGTCTTCAACGTGTTTGATAGAAGAACGTGTATCGTGATGAGTATTTGATTTTTTTAATTTATGTGAGTTCATACAATATGCATTAGAGAGTCTTTATATTTTGTAATATTTTTTAATCTGAGTTAATAACTAAATACAATGGCAATATACAATACTGACATACCATCATCTAATTCTATTATTTTTCTACCTCCCGCCCCAGTAAATCAAGATCAGCGCGATATTAGATCTTCGATGCTTGCAGGTGGCCAGTATAAACACGACGAAAGTCTAACAAAGTGGCAACAATGGGCCCAAAAAGCTTTGCACGTCAGCGGCGACCCGTTATTGCTACTAGTTTTTCACGATTTAAACATTGATTTTTTAATAAAAACTGCCCGTAAGGAGGTTTCAGACATCACTGGGGCTCCGTCACGAGTACCAGAGAGAGAGCAGCTGATAGAGCTTTTGCTTCTGACGTACGAAAACTTTAGGCAAATCAGACGTAAAAATTTAAGGAGTTTGCTGTTAAAGTTTAATAATGCAATTGTTACGGGTCTGGTAAATAAGTTGATATCGAACGGTGATATGTACAAGCAGTATTATCACGATAAGATTACGCAGCCTCAGCCAATTCCTTTGAAAATGCCAAGGAACGTTCATTCGGGAGGAACGCGCGCTCTAAAAGGCGGAAATCCTTTTGTTGAATAGAAATAATATAAGGTATGCATTCTCAAGTGGTGTATTATAGAGATTTTGATTTTATAAATTTGGAATACGGGGTTCCGTGTTCGACGCATTTGGGCGTAATGCGAAATTATTTGCCTCAACCCTTGAGGATTCAGTTTCCGAAGTTAAAGATCGAGAGTATATCGGAGAATGAGGCGTTGCTGTCTGTAAAAGCTAACTCGCCGGGGTACAATTTTTTAAAGATGCTGGAAAAATACAATGTGCAGAACGCTCCAAAAAATAAAGATATGATGAGCCAGGTGAATGTTTTGAGCGAGACGGCGGAATATTCCAGGATTTCGATGAAAATAAAGCCGAAAAATACTCTTTTCTTCTCGGAAAGGAACGAGTTGATATCTGCTTCGTATATTAGCTCGCTATTGGAGTCGAAAGAAAGCGTGATAAAGGCGGTTTGTATATCAAATAGTCCGGGTCTTTGGTCTACTGGACATTCTTATGGAAATACGTGGAATATCGAACAAATTAAAATTTACATCGAATAATTTCAATAAACCGCGTCGAACATAGAGTAAACATATTGTAGCGTCTATAATAACTATAATGGCGTCTTTTTCGATAAAATCCCTCGCAACGGATACCGAATTAATGGAAGCATTTTCCGGAATATCGGTAAAGGAACCTTATAAGGATTACAACAAAGACCTCTTCACGGTAAAGTTTTCAAAAAAAAGCGGCGAAGAGTCTTATTTGAGCTTAAAATTCCCAATATTAAGCGTTGTAACAAAGCCAGAGAAAGGGTCTAAATATTTTTACGCAAAGCTCGGAAATTTATCTGATAGCGGGGTGGTTGATGCTTTCGACGCTTTGGACACGTTTATTTCTTCAAAGATGGCGGACAAATATGTAAACAAAATGCAGCCCACATTTAAAAATATAGACAGCGGGCTTGTTAAAATTTACATACCGCACAAAAGCGGGGAAATAAGGCACGATAGATTGAAGATATACGGTTCCGATAAAAAGCAAAAGGATATTTTTTCCGTTAAGGAGGGTTCTAAAATAAAGCTTTTAGCGTATCTAAAGCACTTCAAAAGATACCGCGACGAAATAGTCCCTATGTGGATAGCCGAACAGATGCAAATAATATCAACCGAGCCCGAACTACCGGAAAATAAGGATGCACCCCAAAAAATACCGGAACCCGAGAACGAAAAAGAAATATTAGAAAATCATTTGGAACTGGGCTCTGATAGAAAACCTGTCTGCGATTTATCCGATGAAAGCCACGATTCCGACGATGCCAGCGACGACGATTACAATGCGCCATGGTAATTCTTTCAGGTTTTAAAAATGTTTTCTTCGTTTTTTTTTCCTGAACTATTAATAACAAGCTTCCAAATATGGCAAAGAGCTCCGCTAAAAAAATCCCTAAAATTCTCGACATTCTTTTAATTCTACTCGCTCTCTACATCGTGGTAACAACTTGCAGCTCTACCACACCCAAATCTACCCCGACCACTGACGCCGCACGCGAAATGAAAGAAATAAGCGACAACGTCGCCGATCTCCAACCGCTAACTCAGACCATACCAGAAACACCCGAAGACATCCCACAAATACCCGTAGGTTTAGAAGGTGCCGAATACTTTACCGGGACGTGCTGCGACCCAACCAAGGGCAATTGCGCACCAGGCCAAAAAATTTGCTTTACCCAGGAAGGCTTCTCTCAAAGCCCACCCGCAACTTCTGAGCCTCCGGCAGCCCGCGAGCCTCGTGCAGAAGCTTCCTCTTGCCCAACCATTGTGTGGACCGATACAACTTTGCCTACTTCCAACAGCGAAGCTGGATGCTGGCCTCTGGAAAGACCTTACGGACGCGGAACGGTAACTGGAGATTGCATAAGTGATGGCAAAACAGAGGTCGCCAATTTTTACGATGCGGAGCAGACTAACACGGTGGTTAATGCGATAGACAATGACGTATCACGTAAGATGAAGATCAGACCGTCGCAGATGTCTGCGAACTACAGTTACAGAGCCGACCCGGAGATCCCGTGGGGAGGGTACCCTACGCTTTCGTTTATTCAAGGAAATTCCGACATTGGGTTGAAGGTATAATCGGGAAGATAAAAAATACCTCAGGGTAAATCTTAAGAGAATCGCGGTAATAAAGTGGAATACACTACAATAATGGCTTCTACCGTATTTAGAACAAATCACGAGAAGATTACGTCGTTGCAACCGAGCGCTAGAGCTTACGAAGAGTGGCTGACGAAAAGATTTCAGGAACAGAAAAGTGCGATAAACGACGATATTCAGGAAGCCGTTGAATTGTTGGCTAAACAAATCAACAGCTGGGGTAGTGTTCCCTATTTGGAGATAGAGGCAAGGTTGGGGTATTTCGAGGACGACGACGAAGGCAATGTTCGTCTCCCGTTCGATTCTAATGTGGACAAGGAGAACTTCGAGAAGATAAAAGAAGCGCTTGCGAAATGGAATGAAATAACGGAAATAACGGAGACCAATTCGGTTATATACTCCTTTGACGGTGATATAAGGCTGGAAGTAACTTCGGACGGTTCCAGAAGCGCAATAAAGAAGCGGAAGCTGGAGCATTCGAATTTTAGGTACGACAACAGTCCCTTTGATATGAGAATCTGTTTCAGCGCAGAAGTTCCGATTGAGATTGATAGCGTGTCAAATATGAAGGTTTCCGCAAAAAGGAACAAGCAAAGAACTAGCTACCACATGAATCACTGGAGATTTGATTTGACGGAGGTGTCGTATTCTGATAACGGCATAGAAAACCGCGAGTATCAAGTTGAGATAGAGGCCAAGCTGAACTGTATTCCGTATTCGGATTACGTTTATATGGCAGACTCTATGATGTTAAAGATCAAAAAGCTGGTAAATGTATGCGAAAAGGAGGAGAAGGGTTCCGAAAGGGACATGGTACCGCTCGTGGATATATCTAGGAAATTCGGATCGATCGAGACCATGATGAACGAGTTAAAGATTTAAAAAAAAGACTCTACAAAAAATAACCACAAATGACTACTAATTTCGACAAAGTCCGCGCCTTTATGCGTGTAATGGGACAAGAAACGCCATCTTCCCCCGTAAAACCAGAAACAATTCCAGAAACGACTAAACTCAGGGTCGCGCTGATAGAAGAAGAACTAAACGAACTCAAAGATGCCGTGCAAAAACACGATTTCGTTGAAGTTGTAGATGCGTTAGCTGACATTCTATACGTCACATACGGCGCCGGGGCAGCTTGGGGCGTAGATCTTCAGAAGGCGTTCGATCTCGTTCATGATTCTAACATGTCCAAGATATGCAGCTCCGTAGAGGAAGCGGAGCAAACAGTTGAATGGTATAAAAAACACCCCGAAAAGGGGTATCCCAATCCAGAATACAGGAAAGGAGACGGAGATAACAATTCGTACGTCGTATTTGAAAAAACAACCGGCAAAATACTAAAAAGCGTAAATTATAAAAGCGTGGAACTATCAGAGATCGTCCTCGCTGACGCGGGGTGCTAATGCGTACTGCACTCTTCCGAGATTGCCCACTTTATACAAGGCGATCATTGGTCTGTTTTTTTTGAAATAAAGCTCCACCACATTTCCGAGATTTGTAGATTTAGTAAATAGATTGAGATACTTAAGGGAAAAGTCTTCGCTGACTTCTTCCCCTTCGTGCTGGCTCTGTATGATCCCGCCACCCGATCCAATGCATATGGATTGAGTAGCGAAATCGCCCTTGACTTCGAATGTTAGCTCGGTGGAGTTGCTGGTAATTTTAACAACGTCTCCTATGCTGCTGAGGTCTCTGCATATCTTTTGGAAATCCGTAGAAGGTATTTTAATTACGGAATTGTACTTTACGTCTGGGATTTCGTATGTATCTTCGTTTATATCTAACAAATTCAAAAGACTCACGCTCTGCGAGTTTTTCCCGCTGTTTGAAATGGCGATTTCCAGTTTGTCTGGGTTGCCGGAATGGATAGTGAAGCTTACGGTATCTTGGGGAGTTATGGTTTTTATCAATTTAGATATGCTTGTCATATTAACGCCTGCGATAATGTCGGTTTCGCAGTTGAACACTTCAAAATGTTCTGCTTCTAGGCACAGATATATCAAGGCGACGTGGGAAGAGTCCATGGCCTTAATCCACAAGTTTTTTTTGGTGAAGTGTATATTTACGTCTGTTAAAATGTCTCGTAGAGAGTCGAATAGGACCTTTATGCTCGTTGCTTGGACTGTTTGGATGTGTACGATAGCGGGTTTTGAGGATGAAACTATGGATGACATAATAGTATTGATTATTTGTTATATTTATCTAAATTAAATAATTCCTTAAATACTTACGCATTTATTTTCACAACTTTAACGTTTCCGTTTTTGAATCTTATTTTTATTGTAACGGGATTATCTTCATCTTGTATCATAGTCACGATGTCTTTTTCTGGAAAATCGCGTTCCCACCTTTTCTGCGTGTCTCCGTCGCTGGATTCGATCTTAGAGAGGAGTATCGGAGAATCTATCTTTTTACAGTGATCTGGCACAAACATATTCATTATATTATCGCTGGATCTTCGAATATATCCGTATTTCGAGGTCCAATTTTTTATTCGGAATAGTTTATACATTCCAAGAAGCCCAGATAATAACGTGCTCGATACAACGATACCGTAATCCCTTGTTATTAATACAATCAATAATCCGCCGGCCGCGCCCAAGAGAGAACCTACAACAGTATCGATTGCTTCTTGCGTGTTGTTAGTTTCACAAGTGGTGTATTCGCTATCCGATGATTCAGACATTATAAATAAAAGAACCAAAACTTTAAATGCATATAGAGAATTACCTTTACAAATAAACAAATGGAAAGTTTAGAATCTCGCCCGGCAAATACCAAAAAAAACAGAAAAAAAAAAGATTCTAAAATCACCAAAAATCCCGAAACATCCGAAACGAGCATCAGTTTTGGATCGGAAAAGGCAAAAGAAATCAAGGGAAAAAAAGAAGATATCGCGGAAAAAAAACACAACCTATCATTCGGCGGCCTCAATATTATCGTAAGACCGGCCGAAAAACCAGATATAGGGCACGTAAGAGAATCGCTCAGATTCGGTTCGATAACTGCAGACAGAGAATTATCGTCTGAAACGCGCGAATCCTCAAAAACAACAATACACGGCGAAGTCCCAAAAAAAACAAACGAGGTTCGCTCTGTGCCAAGCAGAATGTGCCAAATCGTAGAATACAATTCCGACGAAGAAACTCCGCAAAAAAAACCAACCAAACAAATATTCACGAGACGAGAACCCGGAAACAGATCTGTCGCCAAAAGCAATCGCTTGGACGAAATTTTTAACACTAAAAACGATACAGCACTACCAACATCCAGTAACCTGTGGTGTTGGTGGTGTTGTCATAAATTCAATGGACCGCCTTGCTATCTACCTACAAAGTACGACGAATATAGAGAACGTTATGTTGTTATAGGTAATTTTTGTAGCTGGTCCTGCGTAAAATCTTATAATATGGATATAGGTGATAATGGGACAAACAATAGAAATTTCATTTTACGAAGGATATTGAAGCAATTGGAGATCAAAGATGTTAAAAATGCTCCCCCTAGGAGCGCTCTTTTGGAATTCGGCGGGCATTTAACCATTGAAAAATTCAGAGAAGCTTCGGGTGAATACAACCAGGTTAAACCGTTATCTGCACTGACCGTGTGGATAGAGCCTCAAATTCTTCTTAAACGCGCGCAAAAATTAGGCGTTAATAGACAATAGCTCTAACACGTTCGATACCAACAAAGAACACAATACAAACTTTATTAAGCAGTCGATCCTGTCTTTCATCAAGGGCGAGCACATCATAACGTATAATTCCTGGATAATATCTTTTCGAGGTTCGTTAGTAAAATCTTCAGTATGTTCTGCGCGAGTGTGTTGTCTTTTGTGGGTGAGATTTTTTACTAAAGCTTCGAGATCTTTAATTTTTTCTTGTAAATTTTCTGACTTTTTGTTAGTGAAATTTTCAGCTCTAGGGTTTGGACCGTAAGGATCAATGGTTTGGAATGCTGAAGGTTGTGCTTGATAATATTTAGGACCCGCGGACCAAGATTCGCCGTATGCGTCCTTTAATGAACATCCTAGTTTACTCATATTTGACAATTGGCTATATTTTATTTTTTCGGAATGCCCCATAAAGATTTGACCCCAAGATAAGAATTGTCTATTTGGCTCGACCAGGCATCTAAAATAGGTCGCCTTTTTTTTATTTTTGCGTAACTTTTATTTAACACGTCCTTATCTTGCAAATCTGCATTTTCAACATCTTCGAATTTAAAAAACACGTCATCCAGAAACCCGAAAACAAAACCGCGACTCAATCCGTATTCTACACCTTGGAGCTGCATTGAAACGTTTATTTCTTCGCCTTCCAATACCAAATGATCCTTGCACTTTAAATCGTACGCCTCTCCGTTATAATGTATTATACAATCCGAGAAAGCATATAATATAGCCTTTGTCGGACTTACCAACTCTTTCATAAAAGGGTGCGTCTTAGAAACAAGCTCCTTTAATTTAGACGTCCTTAACATTTATACTACCAAACATTATTTCTTCTTCTTATTTGGTATGCTCACCATCCTCGAAATATTATTACCCCCAGACGATTCCGACGAAGTCTCTGAACCAGAAAACTCATCGTCTTCATCGCTCTCGCTTTCGTCCGATTCCACCTTGCGAGAGAAGTTGTCTTTACCTCTTGTCGCTTCGCCTGCTCGAGACATTGGATTGAAGTTCATCGTAGGAGGCGACATCTCGTCTCCTGAGCTCTCGTCGTCGTCTTTTTGGGGGGGAGGAATCTTTGATGTTATGCCGCCCATCATTTTCTTCATCATATTTTCCATCATGTCTGGTTTCTGGGAGCCCATAGCCGAAAAAATGGCTGCGGGGTTTGCGAGGATGCTCTTAGACATGTGGAACATGAATGCGCTTCCGGCAAGAGCCGTCATAAGCTCCATTTCGGGTGCGACTTCGACGTGGCTGGTCCATTTTTCCACGATTCTTTCCAGGCTGTGGTCGAAATCTTCGATGTTCTCCATTACGGATTCGCTCCAACCTTCTAATTTTGCACCCACCGGGTCGAAACGGTTGTTTAACCACTCAACTATGCCGACCGAACCCATTAGCAATTTTCTTCCGAATTTCACGCCCGCTTCGTTTGCAAGCATTTGCGAAAGTCGGTTGTATTCGGACTGTATATGAACCAACTTGTGCTTGCTGGTAAATCTTTTGCTGGGATTTATCCCCTTTCTCTCTAGAGCCTGTATCTTCGACAAAAGATCGTATTTCAACTGCTTTCTTTCGCTACTCGACATCTGTTTCGTTGGTTGTTGAACTTCTTCCTCTACGTTTGGCATCCTTCCCATTTCCGGAAATTCGTCTCCGTTTCTCGTGGTCACCGAGCTCGCTTCTCCTTCGCTGTCTTCTGCGCCTGCGCTAAACTCGTTATCCGACAGAGAAGATTCCGAGCCGTAGCGCGAATTGGAATCGTGGCCTTGAGGATCCTGAACGGGTTTAGATTTTACGGGATTCGCGAAAGATTTGAAATCTCCGGTTGCGAGATGAACTGGCGTTGAATTTCCGGAAAATGGTTGAGTGCTCTTAAAGGGTGGGGATGCGGGTTTATAAAATGCGGTCTTGGGTTCGGTTTGTTTTGGTATTTTGGGGGGTCTTTCGCGACTTGTAGAGTTGCTGCTATCGTCCGCTCTTTTTACGTGTATTTTTGTACCCGACGACGGTGTCGAAAAGGCTCCCGCTTCTTTTTTAGAATGACCGTTTGTATTACCAACTATTACTCTTTGTTGTACATTATCATTGGAATCGTGAGAATAGCTTACCTTAGGTGGCATTATTCGTTGAATGTTGTCTATTTTTAATTCCTTAGTTGTCGAACGCAAATGTTCGTATTCGGGCGTTGATTTAAGAGGTGATCCCGTCCTTTCCATTGTAATTTTTACAGGCGGTTCTGGTATATCTGCCATGCATTTTATTTTTAATTAAAAGATAAACTTTTAATACATTGCAAGTTATATAAGGAATGGGTTCGTTAATAATAATAATAATAATATGTCAAACACCACCAGCGCTTGGGATAAGGGGCCACCCGTTAGTATATCAAAATTCAACACAATTTTAAAATATGATAAAACGTCATACAACTCTAGGTTCGTCGCGGGAACCGCAGTGATCCAGAACGATCACGAATGCGCGGTTTCAACCACTTCCTCAGCCGACAGCAACACCAAAATCGATCGCAAAATACCAGAAAAAAAACACCACCAACAATATTACAGCGCTGGAGTTCTACTATATTCCCGAGACCCTAAAGGCACGCTTGTCTTTTTACTTGGAAAAGACAGAGAAGGAACTTGGAGCGATTTCGGCGGGCGTTCAGAGCACTCTGATAACGGGAACCACACTAAAACAGCAGCCAGAGAATTATACGAAGAAACTATGGGTTCTGTTATGACAATGGAAGCGGCGCAAAAGATGCTCACGATGTCTCATTTTGAACATAAGAGGTCCGTGATAAAGTCTAGGACTTTGGGGGGTAGTCCTTATATTATGTTCGTGTTAGGGATTCAATATGCAGACTACAAGCAAAATTTCAAAAGGGTTCACGATTATGTTAAATATGTAGGCCAAGGCTATATAGAAAAGGTAGATATACGATGGGTGTCTGAAGAAACTCTTATGGGGGCGATTGACGAGGACCTAGGCAACGAGAGCGTTCTTTTGCCTCTGCGGCCTATTTTCAAAACGACCTTGGTTGATCACATAAGCGAAATGAAAGATATCAAAAATCTCAAATAATTTTGTTAAACTTCGGGTTCTTCGGGTTCTTCGAGTTCTTCGAGTTCTTCGGGTTCTTCGAGTTCTTCGTTGTCTTCGTTGTCTTCGTTGTGTTCCACGAAACTGCGTATATTCCCGTAAAGTTCTTCAATCCTTTTTTTCATATCAACTTTATCTGTCAAAATGTCTTCTATATAATTGTCTATAGAGTATTCCTCTTCGCTTTCCATATGGGGCGTGGCATATTTATCCATAGGTCCTCTCGCGGGTCTGGTTCTAGATACCAAAACGGTCGCGTGCTCCTGTTTCCACAAATTCCACAACCAAGAAAAATGAACCTCTTCCAACTTTTTAGGGGTTGCCAGAGTAGTTTTCGAAGGTTTTTTCATTTCCCGCGTAGCCCGTTTATACACCTTGTAATAACTCACCCCTTGCAAATACGAGTCCGCAAAATCGTCCTTTTTTTTGGCGCTGTTAAATTTGCTGAGCCATTGCTTAGACATAACCGGATTTAATGATATAAAATACCGGGTTGTATCGATAGATCGTTTTTTATTTTTTGCGTAGGTTGTGCTGCCCTCGTATTCGCTTATATCTTTGCACAGTTGTAGCTTGTATTTGGGGCTGTATTGTATAATGTGCTTGAATCCTTTCATTACAAAAAACATGTGCAAAGCGGAAGCCATGGTTCTCATTTTGGGGTTGAAAGAGGGTTGTTTTTCTATAACGATTGTCTTTATTCTAGTTTTGTCCCAGATAATAGGTGTCGAATCTAATTTTTTATATAAATTTGTCAGATGACGAGTGGTATCGGTGGTGTTTCCAATATCAAAAACTTCCCAAAATTCTATTTGGTCGGGTCCGTCTAGCAAGCATAAGGCCAGGTTCTTTATTCCCACGTCTATACTTAATATACGCGTGTTTGTCATAGTTTTATTAATTTAGCTTTGTTTTTTTTATTACTTTTCAGCATTTTTGCCTCATTTTTTTTGTGGGCCCGCCTTATTTTCTTTTCGGTGATGTTTATTTCTTCTTGTTCTTTCAGCTTATCTATATCCCAACATACCATAATCGTATTTTCGTTCATCGGTTCTACAAAAAACCCGTCGTGCTGCAGTAATTTAGATATTTTCTTTCTCACCCAAAAAGCATCGTATAACGGCAACCCAACTTCGTACATCGGTATTTGAAATACCATGCTCTTTCTTCCAAATTCGTTGTGAGCTCTCACTTTCTTGTGCGCTCGTTCCTGGAAAAAAAGTAGCGTATCGGTTTGTCTTTGTTTTGTTCTTTCCTGTTGTAAAGCTAGACTTTTTACGAGTGGGTTTCTATCATCTTTGGGCATTTTAATTAAAGAGATAGTTTAATTTATAAAACAGTTTGCCGCATTTAAAATAAAGGATATAATCAGCTTACTGTCCAAAATCGCGTAAGAAGAGCGCTGGGAAAAATACCGCAGGTTTTGAAATGTTATTTGCGCGTTTGTATTTAAAATATTGTCTATTTGTATAATTTGTTTCTATTTATGTCATCGTTCGGTAATACGGAGTCCGAGTGTAACATCTGCTTCTTGCAATCCGATAAATGGCAATTATTGCCTTGTAAACACAGATTATGCAAAAAATGCTTCAATTTATTACAAGACACTAAATGTCCGTGGTGCAGAATAAAAATTAAGAAAAATAAAACTCCCGCAAGACTCGCTCGTACGAGAAGCTACAGCGACCCCTTGCATAACAGAGATACTCTTCGCACGCCTATAGATGTTATAGAACATGAAAATAGAATCGAAAGATATATGGATCGCAAAAAAAATAAAAAGAAGAAAAACAAGCAAAAAGTTATTGTTCCATCCGAGAGGCGCGTTTTATTTAATAACAATTTCAGAAATTCTAAAAATATACTGAGACCTGAACTACTCAATTGCGGCCTCTATTAATCTTTCCAACGTGCTTTCCATAAAAACCAGCATTATCAAAAATACTATCGAATACGCCAACCTCAAACTCTTGTTAGCCCCCCCTAAATTCGAAACTCTTTCCATTAAAATGGTTGGTATTATATACGACAATAACAACGTCAAACAACCGTGCAAGAACCCAGATAGTATGCTATCATGGTCGTACGTTACTATACAAGACGACCAAACGATGCTCGCCAGAACTACGTAATCTATAAAGAGTTTTACGTTTCCGCTGTAAAAATTTCGTAAAACGCTTTTTTTGTTCACGGAAGTGCTTATTATAGAAGCAACTTCGTTCATAAAAGGTAAGAATATAAGAATAGTTTTTTGATTATTTTCCGGTATTATCATAATTTATAAATGACCAAGAAAATTATCACGGAACCAACGGATAGTCATCCGTCTTGTTTATTACATCTTCAGGGTATATTTCACCAGACGTATTGTAATATTCCGTCCAAAGCGAGCGCATCTGCTTGTCTTTTAAAATCAACCGCTCGTACGTTTCAAACTCGCAGTCTGGGTACGGTGCTTCAAGCTCGCAATTTTCGATTTCCAATTCCAAGTTCGTCGTTATGGTATCTGGATTTACGGAAGACGGATATTCTTCTTCGCATTTCACTTTAGGAGCTAATCTAATGCCGCTGTTCTTTCTCGGAAAAATTAGAGCACTCGCGAATACGCTACAATAAAGCAGAAACCTTAACATCTTTGTTAATAACTAAATAAATTTACATTTAAATACATTATCCTCTGAAACTTTTCCTGTGATGAACGCACCTCCCGTGCTGTTTTATGGCGTCTTTGTGTTCTAGCGTGCCGTACGCTTTATTCTTTTTCCAATTATAAACTGGAAATTCTTCGTGCAAGGAACGCATCAGCTCGTCCCGTTCCGTTTTCGCAATTATGCTGGCGGCGGCAATGTTCCTGTATTTATCGTCTCCTTGTGGTACGCATTCGTAAGGAGTTTCGTCGTCGGGTTGGAAATGAGGGCCGTCTACCGCGATGAAATCTGGCTTAAATCCTTTGCTGTCGAGGTCCCGAATAACCTTTTTCATACCCCACAAAGTGGCGTTTAAGATATTGAGTCTGTCAATATCTGTAGGTTCCACGAATACGCAGCTCCAAGCGGTCGCGTTGGCCTTTATCCATTCTGCCGCAGCTAACCGTTTTTTTTCCGATATTTTTTTAGAATCTCTTATGGTAATTCCTTCAGCCGTTTCGAGTTCTTTAGGTAAAATAACCCCCGCGATACATACTGGTCCTGCGAGGGCTCCTCTACCGGCTTCATCCAACCCAACTTCTTTATCGCTGTTTGGGTTAAAAACTTTTGCAATTGATTGTTCCATTTAAAATAAAATATTTATTTATTTTAAATGAGTAACAGTTTAAATTTACATAAAATAGCAGTCGTAACCTTCCCCCTACTTAATTTATTTGGAAGAACAGATATCCTAACGGTATTAAGACCGTTCGCTATCACTTACGGGCTGCTAACGGCTTCTTATATTCTAAATAACATAGACCAAGTGCAAAAAGATTCCCATATGTGGAAAATAGAAAAGGCGTTTTTAACGGCTTTCGTGGGCAAGCAATATTTATTGATCGCTCTCTACTACCTTGTATCGAAATTGTATTTTGTCTACTTAGTTTGGAAGTTAGAAAATAAGAAACAAGCCGTGATATTTAGCACCGCAATAATGGCAATCTGGGTCGCCACAACCGACTTTAAAAAAGAATTCAACATTTCAGAAAAAGATTACGATATGATATTTTCTATGGGTGTAGGCCTTTTAATATGGCTGTGGGATACAAGCATATAAGGACACAACATTACTTATTATAAATGCTTTTTAGACGCTCGAAAATAATTAACACCGCCTCTATCAAATCCACCGTACCAAAACCCGGCTTTGTTAAACTGATCGACTGCATGCCATCCGAAAAAAATAAAATGTTGCTCGATGCGGCCGTAGTCCAAGCTGCACGTGTAAGTTACGGCGAAGGAAGTAAAGGTGTGGAAAAGGATTCGGCCCTGATAAATTATTTGATTAAACACCAACATACGAGCCCATTCGAAATGATAGAGTTCAAATTTCACCTTAAAATGCCAATTTATATCCAGAGACAGTGGATTCGTCACAGAACGGCCAGCGTCAACGAGATAAGTGGAAGATATACGGAACTTAATCTAGAGAAGGACGATGTTTATCATCCCAAGGAATTGCGGGAACAATCCAAAAGTAATAAGCAAGGCAGTTACATAGACACAAATTTGTACGAATCTAACGAAAACGTTAAACAAATTTGGGACGAATCCGAATATAACATTGGTCGCCAAATCTCCAACTACCACAAACTTGTGGCACTTGGAGTGGCCAAAGAACAGGCCAGGATGATACTTCCTCTTTCGATCTTTACCGAATTTTATTGGAAAATAGATCTTCACAATCTCCTTAACTTTATTAAACTTAGGGCCCATCATTCTGCGCAACGTGAAATTCAACTTTACGCCCACAATATCTTAGATATATTAGAGCTTTTATGCCCCATCACCGTGAAGGCTTGGAAAAAGCACGTTTATAATAAAGACACAATTTAAGCGCACCCGAGCATGGGAACCATACTTCTGGTGCTAACTATGCGTATAACTCTAATTTTAGGAGGTTCGTAATAAATTTCTTTTTTTGCGGGTGTTTTTTTCGTATTTGCTTTTTTAACTTTTTTGTCCTTTTTGTCCTTTTTGTCCTTTTTGACCTTTTTGACCTTTTCCGCGCCGTATTTGCTTTTGCGAGTAGATTTTAATGCGCTGGGTTTTGGTCTTAACACTTTGCCTTTTATTTTGGGTTCGTTGAATTTGTAAGGCGACGTTGTCGTTTTGCTTTTCTTTTTTCTGTAATCTTTTGGTTTTCCGGAAACTTTCGGTAATTTCTTTGGTGGCATTCTAGTTATAAGTTATATATATAATATATATATATTTTTGTAATCAATCTTAAAAAGATACTAGTTATCTATTTAAGATGGATTTTTTGGAAGGTAATAGAGCAACGCTCGTTAAAGATCAAAACGATATCTATAGAAATATCAAAAAAAACGAAATTAACACCTTCATTGTTAACGAACTCGGAATTACAGACGACACCGAATCTTTACCCTTTAAAAACGTTTATCATTCAGTCTGCATTAAAAAAAGAGCTATAATTCTTAGAGAATTGGCCAAATTATACAAAACTGCTCGCCGCATTCACTCTGTTTCGTTCGTACATTTTGTATGCGGTTTCAACACAATTCTCCCAAAGGAAATTAACGCAGAGATATCATCTTTTTTACCGCCTGTCAAACTGAAAATTTCCAACTTAAATTTCTAAATAGTACAACCGTAGTTCTTGTCTAGTCCTAATACATCAGATGCTTGTTTAACATCGCAAACATTTAGCATTTGATCAGGCCACTTTCCACCTGAGTCTTCTTTATTAAGTATATAATATTCAGATGGGTTGGTAAATTTATCCGTATATTTAGCAGCTAACGTCATTTTTCTGAGAATCTCAATAAATAGGAACCCCATTAAAAATAACAGTACAAATCTATTATTTTCGCAAATATTCATTTTAATAATATCACCACATTTTATTTTTAAAGCAAATTTTCCTTCTCCATAGAAGAAATAAGCCGCGTAATACCAATCCCACCTCCGCTTCTCGGAAAAAAATCAAACTTCATAAAATCATCCAACTCCGCATCTACTCTATCCTTCCCAAACTGATTATACAACGTTTTACTATACATACCATCGCTTATAGTTTTAAAGCTGTGTCTCATCTCTTCGGGGTTGCAGCTTCTCTCTGCGCTACCAATGGTCTCCATACCACTCAGAATAACGTCTATTTTCTTCGAAAAACGCCTGTCTTCATGCTGCTTCATATTCCAAAATGGACTCGTGTAACTCGGGAAATTCTTCAGGAAAAAAACTGGCCCGTACTCCTCGTAAAGCTTCTGCTCGTGCTCGTGTTCCAGATCAAACACTTTGTACTTTTCTCCAACGTTCATGTAATCATCGGCACCGAAATCGCACGTGTATCCGAGATGCGTTAGAAGCTCCTTTTCCATCTTCTCCAACTCCTCCATTCCACCCTTAAGCTCAAACTCGAACATCGGAAAAATCTTATCGTGCCTTCCCGGAATCGGATTCGGTTCGTTTCTGTAGCTCGTGCTCACGCAGAAAAATCCCGGAAGATGCGGTTTTGACAAAAGCTCGTATTCTAACCACATTTGCCCCGTCTGCGGAAGAGGCCACTTCTTGCCTCCGTAATCATAGGTGGTTATTGTCGTGGGGTCTTCGCAGGCGGCCAGTATGCTGAGTCTGTTTTGGGTGTGAGCTTCTACGTATCCCTTTTTGGTGAAGAAGTCTCTTAGTTTCTTGACTACTTTGTCGAACTTCTCGGAATCAATAAGGGAACCGGCGACTCCGCTGGAACTATCAAAGGCGCTCATCAGTTGTTCTAGTTGAACGCACCATTTTTTAAATAACATTCCAACTTTTTTGGCGAAAACTTTGCCTCTTTTAGACCCCGCAAAAAGACCATTGGGACCCACCTTAAAAAACTAGGCATAATCGTCGTTAAATACGAACAAAACCTTGCGAAAACACACCATATGTCTCACGCAAAAAACGACGGAATCCGCGTCACGCCGCAAGCTCCCAAGGCAGTGTTCAAGAAAACATTCTGGGGGATTCCTCCCGTTCAAAACACGGAGGAATTCCACCCCGGGGCGTTCGAATTCACGGCCACAACAACTAAAACAAAGACTCGCTCTCAGACAAGGAACGAGCACCTAAAACTGATGGAAAAGGAACTTGAAGACGCTTCAAGCAAGATAAGTGAGCTCGAAAAGGAGCTCGAAGACAACGACTACTCTGCCGCAGAAACCGAACTCCGCCTCCGAAACATCCTGGAACACCAGGAAAGAGGCATTCACTTGCGACAGATGCATCTCACCACCGCTATGGACGAAAAAGCGGAACTCGAAGAAAAGAACAAGACACTCGAGAAGCGAGTCCTCGACGTTCGATCCAAGGCTCTTAACCGAAAGTTTCAGTCTCGCTTCTGGATGACGATGTTCATCTTAAGCATGACAGAGCACGCTCACAGCGGTGTTCTAATGTGGATTGGTAAGAATATAGTTATGCCCGTAACGACTGACGTGCTGTTCTCCAGCAATACCGTCGCGGTGGGGATACGAAGCTTGGTCTTCATGGCGGTTATCGGGTACTACCGCGTGGATAGGTTGCTGCTCAAGATTCCGTCTCTGGTTTAAATAAAAAATAAAAAATAAAAAATAAAAAACAAGAAAAATAAAAATAAAAAACACCTTTTAAAGCGCGTAAGCGCAAATGTAAAATGGCTATCGTAAACAATACAATTGAGCTATATGAGCCGCAGTTTTGTATAGAAACATCAAGGTGGGTCGATAAAATACCGTTTGAGCGATATTCAAGAAACAAACCAACGTATCGTTGCCCGTGTAATTACACATTTACGTCTAAGACAAATCAAGCTTGGGAAACCCATTTTAATACGAAAACACACAAGCTTTGGATATCCCATTACGGAGGAGATAAGATAATAATCAAAGAGAAGGACGCTGAGATAAAACAGCTGCGTATTAGGATAGGAGAAATGGAAAAAATAAAGATAGATCTAGAAAAAAAGAATTTGGAACTACAAAACAAACAATCTCAGCTTATTGGATGTATCTATCCCATTGTTCGAATGCAAGAAGAAAAAGCAATAAAGGAGCAGTCGGATTCGGTAAATAACATTGAAAAACTGAATCTAATTTGTTTAAATATGTAAATTCCTGACAACAAAAATATAAAAACCCATAAAAAGCTTTTTAAAGCACGTAAACACGGATTTTACCGTAGATAAAAACCAACAACATTAACAGAACAATGGGAGGACTATTCTACTCTATTGGCAGAATCATAACTTTGGGCAATCCAAAAGCAAAGGCAAGAATCAACCGAGTATGCGAGGAAAAAGCACTGAAAACTATTGAGTCTGCTGTTGTATGTGCTGCAGCAGTAGCAACTGGAGGTGCTCTTGCTGGAGCAGCAGCAGCAACAGTAACAACTTCGGCTGCAACATCTGCCGTAATAGGTGCTTGTCATACGGCGAAGACAGGAGAGCGAGCGTTTGCAATTCGTTACGTTGAACCTCCACGGAAAATAGACAAACCGCTCGATTACATTCCGGTAGAATCACCAGTTAAGATTACAAAAATACAGCAGGATGAACTTGAAAAAAACGCATTTGTTTGCAGAGAACGCATCTTTGTATTCAACGACGATGTAGAAAATTACAACATTGCTGTTAACAACGCGCACTGTTCTCTACCTTGGGTAGTAAATCATTCTACTGACGCAATTGACAGACAGAGCAATTTCGTGTTCCTGAACTTGCCTCAGCAGACGGCGGCCGAACACATCCAGAACACTTGGTTTAATTACAGAACGCCTCGTTTGCAGGAAAGGGCTTCCGTGGTTGATACGGTACTAGAAAGAATGGGTGTTTCTGTTAGTTACGAAGATGGACGGCGTGTAATAGACATATCGTCTACCGCTGACCCAAAAATATGCGAAATACTCGAGTTACCTTCTCCGACGCTGGGCGACAAAAGTGATGTTATTGAACTGCACGATAAAGCCACAGAGAAAGTTACGAACACGCAACTAGATATGTACGACAATGTTATAGGGTTGGTTATGTCAAAAAGTATCCCTGAAAAGTCAGTGAGTGCAGCGTCACTGATTTGGAATACTTATCAAAATTACCGCGCGAGAAAGGAAGTAAGCCGCTACGACTCTGATTTTGAAAATAAGACCGCTGTAACGTACCCAGAAATTCTTAATCCATAAAAATAAAAAAGAGACAAAGACGCCTTTTAAGGCACGTAATTACTGTTACAAAATGGAGGATATTCGGTCGTTTGTAACATATAATACAGGTTTAGAGATACCAGGAATGGATGAAACAGGCCCCTATTATGAGACCTCATTGTCAGTTATGCTTGAACAAGCGTCAATACAAAGAGCAAAGGTCGTTATTAAAACGAGCACGGGAAGTTGGTACATAAAAGAAACAAATGGTAGCAAAACACACGAAGAGATTAAAAACCGATTAGAACAAAATACCGAAAACAGACATAAATCTGGATCTAGAACTTGGTTAATTTATTACTAAAAACAAAGACGCCTTTTAAGGCACGTAAGCGCAAATGTAAAATGGAACACGTATCAATTTTAACACTTCCATCTCCCCCCGACCAGATGCAGCCGAGTAAAGGTCATCTAATACCGATGGAGTTGGTTAATAAGATACTTCTAATGAGAGAACCGCATCCAGTGGCGA